ACTCCAAGCACGGCTTCAATATACACGGTGTCGTGTTTGACGAGCTTCACACGCAGCCGAACAGAAAGCTGTTTGATGTTATGACAAAAGGATCGGGCGATGCTCGAATGCAGCCCTTGTACTTCCCGATCACCACCGCCGGAACGGATACTCATTCCATCTGCTACGAAACCCACCAAAAAGCAAAGGACATCATTGAGGGCAGAAAAATCGACCCGACCTTCTATCCTGTTATATACGGAGCGGATGAATCGGATGATTGGACTGACCCGAAGGTATGGAAAAAGGCAAACCCATCACTCGGCATTACTGTCGGCATAGACAAAGTAAAGGCAGCGTGTGAGTCTGCGAAGCAGAACCCGGCTGAAGAGAATGCCTTTCGTCAGCTTCGTCTTAACCAATGGGTTAAACAGGCTGTGCGTTGGATGCCTATGGACAAGTGGGACAAATGCTCCTTTGCCGTTGACGAGGAAGAACTCCACGGCAGAGTTTGCTATGGCGGTCTTGACCTTTCAAGTACAACAGACATCACGGCTTTCGTCCTTGTCTTTCCCCCTCTTGATGAAGCGGACAAATACATCATCCTACCATACTTTTGGATTCCCGAAGACAACCTTGACCTTCGTGTTCGGAGAGACCATGTTCCGTATGATGTATGGGAAAAACAAGGTGTCCTTTTATCGACCGAAGGCAATGTTGTGCATTACGGCTTCATCGAAAAGTTTATAGAACGGCTCGGTGAAAAATACAACATCCGTGAAATCGCATTTGACCGTTGGGGTGCTGTACAGATGGTTCAGAACCTTGAGGGTATGGGGTTTACTGTTGTTCCTTTCGGTCAAGGATTCAAGGATATGTCACCGCCTACGAAGGAGCTGATGAAGCTCGTACTTGAGGAGCGAATTGCCCACGGCGGTCACCCGGTTCTTCATTGGATGATGGACAACATTTATGTAAGGACAGACCCTGCCGGGAACATCAAACCCGATAAGGAAAAATCAACAGAGAAAATTGATGGTGCGGTTGCAACTATTATGGCTCTTGACCGTGCTATCCGCTGCGGTATTGACACTACTGAAAGTGTCTATGACGAGCGAGGAATTTTGTTTATTTAAGGAGGTTGATTCTATATGGGAATATTTACAGGACTCTTCCGTTCAAGGGATAAGCCCAAGAACAGCACAGTCGGTCAAGGTTACAGCTTTTTCTTTGGTAACACCACTTCCGGCAAGGCAGTCACAGAGCGTTCCGCTATGCAAATGACAGCAGTTTACTCCTGTGTGAGAATACTTGCTGAAGCCATCGCCGGACTTCCGCTTCACCTTTACCGCTACAACGATAAAGGTGGCAAAGAAAAAGCCATCGACCACTCACTTTATCGTGTTCTTCACGATGAGCCGAACCCGGAAATGTCATCCTTTGTTTTCAGGGAAACGCTGATGACACATCTGCTCCTTTGGGGTAATGCCTACGCACAAATCGTGCGAAACGGCAAGGGTGAAGTTCTCGGATTGTATCCGCTTATGCCGAACAAAATGCGAGTTGACCGAGAAGCGGACGGAAAACTGTGGTACACATACACACACTCCAATGACGAAACGCAGACCATTAAAGGCTCGACTGTCAAAATGAGACCTTCCGATGTGCTTCATATCCCCGGACTCGGCTTTGACGGTCTTGTCGGTTACTCACCGATTGCAATGGCAAAGAATGCAATCGGTATGGGGATTGCTTGTGAGGAATACGGAGCAAGGTTCTTTGCCAATGGGGCAGCACCAAGCGGAGTGCTTGAACACCCCGGCACTATAAAAGACCCACAAAAGGTTCGTGAAAGTTGGAATGCTACCTTCAAAGGAAGCTCCAATGCACACAAGATTGCCGTGCTTGAGGAAGGAATGAAATATACGCAGATTGGTATTTCCCCGGAACAGGCACAATTCTTGGAAACAAGAAAATTTCAAATTAATGAAATTGCTCGAATTTTCAGAGTGCCGCCACATATGGTCGGTGACCTTGAGAAGTCGAGCTTTTCAAATATAGAGCAACAGTCACTTGAGTTTGTAAAATACACCCTTGACCCGTGGGTTATCCGTTGGGAGCAATCCTTGATGCGACTGCTTCTATCGGAGGATGAGAAACAAGAGTATTTCATCAAGTTCAATCTTGAGGGATTGCTCCGGGGTGACTATCAAAGCCGAATGAACGGTTACTCCATCGCAAGGCAGAATGGTTGGATGAGTGCAAATGACATCCGAGAGCTTGAAAATCTCGACCGCATTCCTGCCGAGCTTGGCGGTGACCTTTACCTCATTAATGGCTCAATGTTACCGCTTGCAAACGCAGGTGCTTTTGCTGAAACAGAAACTGATGAAAAGGAGGAAACCGATGAAAGCGAGGAAGTTTTGGAATTGGACGAAGAACGAGGAGACACAGACGAGAATCCTGCACCTGAACGGAACAATCGCAGAGGAAAGTTGGTTCGATGATGACATCACGCCACAGTTGTTTTCGGATGAACTGACAGCCGGAAGCGGTGATGTTACGGTGTGGATTAACTCGCCCGGTGGTGACTGTGTTGCTGCAGCACAGATTTACAATATGCTCAAGGACTACAAGGGCAATGTTACTGTGAAGATTGACGGCATTGCCGCTTCCGCTGCTTCTGTCATTGCAATGGCAGGCTCAACCGTTCTTATGTCCCCGGTATCAATGCTCATGATTCATAACCCTATGACTGTTGCAATGGGCAATGTGGAAGAAATGCAAAAGGCTATCGAAATGCTCGACAGCGTTAAGGATTCCATCATCAATGCCTATGAACTGAAAACGGGAATGTCAAGAGCAAAAATCTCCCACCTTATGGATGCTGAAACTTGGATGGATGCATACAAGGCTGTGGAGCTTGGTTTTGCAGACGACATCCTCTTCCGCAATGCTGACGAGAAAAAGGAAGCCGAGGAGGACGATGAAAATGCAGATGTAAAGGTCGAACCCGATGAGGATGAAGACGAGGATAAAAAGACACCCCCTTCCGAGTCCGAGGAAGAGACCGAAGAGGACGAAGATGAAAAGAAAGATAACCCCTTCAAAAAGGACACTCACAATTCTTTCCTTTTCTCTCGTAGAGATGCAAATGCTGATTTTGTAAATAAGCTGACACAGCATTGCAAAAACAGCAAGGATGAACCCAAAGGTCGCTCCGTTGATTCGCTCATGGAACGGCTTAATTTGATTAAAAAACACATTTAACAAGGAGGATTTTTCTATGACTATTAATGAACTTCGTGCAAAGAGAAGCAAGGCTTGGGAAGCTGCAAAGGCTTTTCTTGAGACCCACACGGGAAACAACGGCATCCTTTCCGCTGAAGATGATGCCACCTACTCCAAGATGGAAAAGGAAATCGAGGACTACGGCAGAGAGATTCAGCGACTTGAAAGACAGCAGGCAATTGATGCCGAGCTTGCAAGACCCACAAGCACACCTATTGTGAACGCTCCTACAGGCGGTTCGGTTGAAAAGACAGGTCGTGCATCCGATGAGTACAAGAACGCAATTCTTGATGCCCTCCGTTCCAACTTCCGTAAGGTAAGCAATGTACTGTCCGAGGGTGTGGATGCAAACGGCGGCTATCTCGTTCCCGTAGAGTATGACAAGAGACTCATCGATGTTCTCACCGAAGAGAATGTTATGCGTAGGCTCGGTACAAGTATTACCACAAGCGGTGAACACAAAATCAACATTGCAGGTACGAAGCCTGCGGCAGCGTGGATTGAGGAAGGCGGCAACCTTACCTTCGGTGATGCAACATTCGACCAAATTATCCTTGATGCACACAAGCTCCATGTAGCCATCAAGGTGACCGAGGAACTTTTGTATGACAATGCTTTCAATCTTGAAAGTTACATCATCGAGCAGTTCGGCAAAGCACTCGCAAATGCTGAAGAGGATGCGTTCCTTAACGGTTCGGGTACAAATCAGCCACTCGGTATTCTTGCCCCTGTTGGCGGTGCTGAAGTTGGTGTAACCACAGCCTCCGGCACAAAGATTACATCCGATGAAGTAATCGACCTTGTGTATTCTTTGAAGCGTCCTTACAGAAAGAACGCAAAGTTCCTCTGCAATGACCAAACACTTGCGGCACTCCGTAAGCTCAAGGACACCACAGGTCAGTATTTGTGGCAGCCTTCTTATCAGGCAGGCGAACCTGACAGAATTCTCGGTTATCCTGTTGAAACCTCTCCGTATTTTCCGGTTATCACTTCAGGTGCTCCTGCGATGCTGTTCGGTGACTTTAGCTACTACAACATCGGTGACCGTGGCACTCGTTCCTTTGCGGAACTCAAGGAACTGTTCGCAGGCAATGGTATGGTCGGTTTTGTTGCCAAAGAGCGTGTCGATGGCAAACTCGTACTTCCTGAAGCCGTGAAAATGCTTATGATGGGCGGCGGAGCCTAATTAACGAAAGCGAGGGTTGATAATGAACAATCTGCTTACAAGGTTAAAAGCAAACCTTATTATTGACCACACGGAAGACGATGCTTTTCTTAAGAAACTTCTGTCTGTGGCGGTTGCGTATGCAGAAAGCTATCAGCACCTTCCAACGGGAACATATCAATCCTCAAATATGTCGGAAACCACCTACCAAGCCGTCATTATGCTTGCATCACATTTGTATGAAAGCCGTGATGGTTCAACGGGTGGTTTCTTTGCTGACAATGTTCAAGCGAGTCAGCAGGTGTGGACAGTTGTCAACAGCCTGCTCCGCTTGGACAGAGATTGGAAGGTGTAAGTTATGAGTTTTGGCAAAATGAACACCTACATCAATTTCTTTTACAAAGCACAAACAAAAGATGATGAAGGCTTTAACCAAGAAACCGAAGTGTGGCTCAAAAGCATTCGGGCATATCGTGAGGGACGGCACGGCACGGAAAAGTGGGCAAACCGTGCCGCCTTTACGGATGCAACCGACCTTTTCCGTTTTCGTAAAGCACCCGACTTCAGACCCACAACGGATATGTTCATCGAATATAAAGGTGAGCGTTTTGAAATAACTTCCATTGAGGATGTGAAAGGTCGTGGTATGTATATTGAGATTCTCGCAAGGCAGGTGAAGCCGAGTGGCTAAATGCACAGTAAAACTCCCGGAGGAACTTCTCGCAAAACTCTCAAAGCTCGGTTCAAACTGCGATGCTGTTGCGGAGCGTGTGTTAAAAGCCGGAAGTGATGTGGTTCTGTCAAAGGTGAAAAGCAACCTTTCCGCTGTTATAGGTAGCGGTGTGAAATTTGACAAGCGTTCCACAGGAGAGCTTGAACACTCTCTCGGTGTAACCCCGGTAAAGGTTGATAAGGAAGGCAACCACAATGTGAAGATTGGCTTTTCCGAACCCCGTTCCGATGGTGAAAGCAATGCAAAAATTGCGACCATTATCGAATACGGCAAATCGGGACAGCCACCTAAACCTTTTATGAAGCCTGCAAAATCGGCTACAAAAGCTGCCTGCGTAAGTGCAATGAAACGAAAACTTGAGGAAGAGGTGGAAAAACTATGAGTTTACTTTCTGAACTCACAGCCATTGCAAAGAAGATGAGCCTGTCGGTGGAAACGGGTGTGTTTTCAGGAACTCCGCCTGATCGGTATATTGTTCTCACACCCGTAGCTGACGGACTGACTCTTTCTGCGGATAACGAACCTAATGCCGAAGTGCAGGAAGTTCGTATTTCTTTATTTTGTAAAGGCAACTATAACTCACTAAAAAATACTATTACCCGTGAATGTCTCAAATCCGATATTACAGTCACCGACCGCAGATATATCGGACGAGAGGATGACACGGGTTTTTATCATTATGCCATTGATGTGGCAAAAAACTATGATTGGAGGAATGAATAATGGCAACTATCGGTCTTGACAAACTTTTCTATGCGAAAATCACAGAGGAT